TGAACTCAAAACCTTTGAATTCATCGTTGAAAAGCTCCTCAGTTTTCTGGGCAAAGTATTCCGCACGTCTACTGTTCTCTTCTTGGATGCTTTGTGACTGTGATATATATTCCTTGTAGGCATTGTAAGACTCCATTTCATCTTCGTTGACAGGTGCACTAGCCGACTCGACTGGGACCTTGTACGTCTCCTTTAGATCATTGAAGTATTTCTTTGCCTTCGCAAGTTCTCTTTTCTTTGCGATTTGCTTCTGCTTAACAACCGAATCCTCATCCAATTCCTCGTCGTAAGAAAACTTCTCCCCCATAAGATATTCAATATCTTCTGAGTCTAAGTCATTTTCAGTTGCAGCGTAATACTCACGCAATACCTGATCTGGGTTTAACTCATCATAGTTGATTTGTAACTTCATGAAGTCGTTAATACCTCGACCAGTTTCCTTCTTGTATTTTAAGAAGGCTGATACGTCCTCTGGCAATTCATCGTTCTGCTCACGTTGAGCGAACAAGTCATCGACAGATTTAATCTCTTTGTTATATCTATCCTTAATAAATGAAAGAACGTCTTCCTCCCCAAATTGAGGAGTGCTTTGTTCTACAGCCTGCTCTTCAGCAGCTTCTGTAGTAGTCTCGACCTCAGAAGTTTCAACCTCTTCAGCCTGTTTTTCTTCATGCTGATCAAGCAGTTGTTCTTCAACCTCTTGAACAGACTTTTGTCCAGGTCCTGAGACCTCTTTTACTTTGATTTCCATATTAAATTTAATTTACGGCGCAAAATTACGCATTAATATTATTTATATTTTTAACGAGGTTCAAACTCGGCTAAATCAAAACCATCTAGCGTATCTTCATTAGACTCAAAGTTAATAGGAGGCAAGTCTTTCTTACGCTGCTCAATCAACCTTGACTGTTGCGTGTTCTGTTTGCTTATCCTATCATCCTTGGCTCTCTCTTTGTTGTCTTCTCTATCCTTCAGCAATTGAGCATCAGCCCCTCTTAACTGCATATTTAGATTAAACTCTAACTGCATCAGCTGAGTCTTAAGCTCAGCCTCGCCTCGAAGTTTCTCTAACGCAAACCCAGCTTCAGCCTGTGCTACCTGCATCTTAGACTGAGTCTCCATCTGCATTTTTTGAGCAGCCATCTGAGCAGCCATCTGTTGGGATTGCATCTGAGCCTGTTGCTGCTGTTGAATCTTCTGCATTTCGTATTGCTGCCTAGCCTTTTCTTTTCTTTTTCTCTTAACCTTAAGTAATTGATTTGCCAGCTTTACATTTCTTACTTCACGTATATCTATAGCGTCGTCCAAGTCAATAGCTTCACGAGACAGTGCTACTTGAATATTTTGCTCAAGTTGTTGTTTTTCTTCATCGTCTGGGGCTACCTCTATAAATATGCCGAAGTCATATATATGTAGGTCTTTTATCTCATCCAAAAGATTAACATTGTACTTACCTATCTGCATTACAAACTCATCCTTATACGGGAAGTATTCTAATGCATCTGAAACTCTACACGATAGAGCCACAGACAAATCTCTGGTTATATCAGTAAGACCATCTAATATATGTCTTGTTGCGGTGTTGCTATTCAATGCTGCTAATTTCTGTAAACCAACTAAAGAATTAGGATCTGGCATAGTACCATCTCTAGCTTCATTTAGTCCAGTTACATCTCTAAGCATTTGCATGTAGTGATTGTAACTCCCTATAAGGCTGGATATCTTAGCTTGTCCAGAGTTCTTAGATAATTCTTGAATTGGAACACGAGCATTATTAAACTCTCCATCTTGAGTGTAACTTCTACCAACAACAGAACCTGTCTGGAAGTAAAGTCTAAGTGCATCTTCAGGATTATAGCTTGCTCCATTTCCAAGATCTACTTCATTCAAGCCATCTGCGTCAATAAATACACCATCTGGCACTACCTTCTGTATCACCTGTTGAAGTTTTAGGTGCGTCATCTGGATAAGATCTGCAAATGGAACCATGCGTCTTAATAAAGATTCTATGTTTCCTTTGTACATCCTTGGTGCACATGCTACATAGTTTGACATTGCGTTTTGAGAAGCAGACTTTGGTCTAACCATATTCTTGGCTAGCTCCCACTTCAAAACAATATTGGTTCCCATGACCATCACTCCTTCGTACCATACTTCTATCTTCTTTTCGATTTTTTCAAACCCTCTTTCTTCCATCATGTCTTGTGGTGGGTTGAATTCATCATCTTTTTCGATAACCTTTTCACCCTTCTTCTTATATACCATCTTTTTAGTGGTCTTATAATTGAAGTACAATAGTGTTACGCTATCGTTGTTGAATAAAGAATTTTCGTAGTATTGTGTAGTTCTATGGTAGTTATGCCAATCTTGGCTAAATTGACCAATAGTTTTTAAGTCCTCGTTTGTTATTGTAGGGTCTATTTTTACGACCTCCGTAATAGGAACCGTCTTGACCTCTCCCCAATAGAAGCAATCATTAAAATTCGGATCTTCCGTATAACTATATACCAAGTTTGCTGGGTCAACATAATTAGCAATGATCCCTGCACCTGGAAGAAATTCATGCTTAACAGATCCAATACCCAATGTAGTAATGTCGTATAATACTCTCTTTCTAGTATCTTCATATTTGTTTTCTAGTAGAATGGTATTTATTACAGCCTCTTCTGCAAGTTCTATAGAAGATTTGTAATTAAGCTGCATATGCAGTTGCAACTCCTCATCATTCTCTGGAAGTTGGTCTTGAGGCGTGTTGAAAGCATCAACCCCAAAATCATTTTTTATCTGGCTCAAGAGATCTTTAGAAACCATGTCAGCCTCTATATTATCTTGATAAGCGTTTCTCTTTTCTGCGGACATTGCGTCCTGTGCGTAAGCCTTGACGTCAAACATTCTGTCTGACATCCCGTTTACGACTATATCTACGAATTTAGGTAGAATTGGAACTGGTGTCCAATCTAAATTCATGTATGATAAATCTCCGTCTACAGATAGTTCATTCTTATATTTAGCAACAGATTGTTCTGCTCTAGCATATAGTCTCAACTTGTGGAATGCATCCCATTGGTTGTAGAACTTTGAACCTCCATTGTCTCTCTTAAACCACTCGTACTGAATAGCCTGTCCTATTTGTAGACCAAACTCTTTTGTATTCTTCGTAGAGTCAGGTACGTATTGACTTGGAAATGAAGACGGGTTTATAGCTATTTTTACCTCTTTCATCTAATTATTTCGCTAAATCGTCCTTGGTTATTATATCTTGCAAAGTTAATGCTTATTTTTGACTGTTTTTTAACGTCTTGATACACATGCTTCTGATTTGCCATAATGGCCAAACCTGAGCTAATAGACGCATCAAACTTGGTTCTGTTGTTTATGTCGAACCTAGCCCAGTCTTGTAGTGTTCTCGAAAAGTACATAGAGCCCATCTCGTCTGGTGACCTATAACTACCCTCTACATCTAATCCTACATACTTTTCTATGTAAGTCTCTATTGCTGATGCGTGTGCTTGCTTTACAGCTTCAGATGAGTTTGGTATACCTCCCAGTTCTTTTTCTGTTTTAGAAAGGTTCCTAGTGGGTTTATCTGGCCTATTTAAAGAGTATTTCCTATACCCCCTGTTCTTAAAATGATAAAGAAGTCTAGGTTTGTTGTTCTCAGCAAGTAAGGGCATTCCATAAAATACACAGGCCATAAGCACATCCTCAAAAAACATTTCCGCTGTCTGAGGCCTGGCCACATATTCCAAGAAAAACTCATTTACTGGAGCATCATCCATATGGAATGTTGTTAATCCGTGTAGGGCTCCGTTAGAGCCTCCGCCGCCTACTGTTCCTGATATGTCGTATGAGTCGCAACCAAACGCCCCTAAGTGTGCGTTTCCTGGGAATTTTAACCCATTTCTGACTTCTATCCTGTTCTGTAGTTTTTGATTTGGTATCCATGAAACTAAAAACCTACCTCTATTGTCTGGAACCCAGACAACATCTGTATCTTTCTTACCATCTCTCCAGTGAAAAGACCCACGAACAAGAACACGATCTCTGATAAGATTATCATTATAATCCATCTGTTGGTATATCTTCGTTAGGTTAAATATAGAAGACTTGCTCTCGTCTCTGAAGGCGTGTGACTCAGTCCTAGGAAACTGTCTGTAAAATTCATTAAGGGCGTCAGCGTCATTCTTAAGAGATGCAACCTCGTTATCCCAATAATTTACGGCCCCTTGGTGAATACGTTCACCATTAACACCTATTATTGGTGATTTTGGGGTGTCGATAACTGGATTGCCGTACCTGTCTATAAACCCCTCTAGATTCCATTCCATAGGGATAAACAGACTGTACAGCCCACTTTTTGTTTGTCCGTTAGCGTTTCTATTATTAGGGTCTGAATCGTAATACAGCTTCTTAAAGTTATCACCACCCTTGTCTAATGCGTTAGACGTAGATCCCATTAAACATTTGCCTATAATCCTACTACCTAGACGTAAACATGTCTTTGTAACACGCCAGTTATCCAGTATGTTATTTGGTTTCAACCACTTACCAGACTCATCATGGACAAGCAGCATAAGCTTTTCCCCGTCATATGAGTTATCGTCAGTATTTTTCCAGTCAATAGTGGTGTCAAGACCAGTCATAGCGTCATTATCGACGTCATACATATTTTTCTTGGTTATCTTGGATGCAGGCACACGATATGCAAGTTCTGTTTTTGGTTTATCCATACCATCCTGGATAGGTTTAAAAAAGAATGGATAGTTGCTGGATATTGGTACAACCTTATCTGTAAACATCTTCTTAGCATCAGAACCTGTCTTAGATAGTATTCCAACTCTCGCATCTTTTGCGAGTGTTGCTGTATTAACGCATTCGGACGAAGACATAAAAGAAAATCCTGAACGACGTATCTTTAGGTATACCATGCCAAAACATCTTGGGTCTGCTTTACAAGCCTCCCAAAATATAAAAAATATTCTATTTGCTTCACGAAAATCTGGATGTCCAACATCTATCTTTGTCCATTGAAGATACATATAGTGCGTACCAGTTATGTATGTAGGAACACCGTTATTATAAAACCAATAACCCTGTTCACGCCTATCAAACTCCTCCTCTATGTAGTCAACCCATCTAGATTTAAAGTCTTTAGGCGCCTGATTCCATTGGAATATAGATCGTATTTTTTGTAGTTGCTTTGGATATTCTTTGGGCTCCCAATACTGCTCTGCCTTCTTTGTGCTTCTTTTGTAGACGTTACTAGGTTTAGCTGGAAGCGCTATTTTTACTCCGTTTATGTTCCATACCTCGCCAACAGTTCCATCACGAGATATTACAACGACATCGTACTTATCGTCGTAGCCGTATTCAAACTTCTTGTTCTTTAATACAGAAGCAGGTATAACATTATTTAGCTCTTCTTTCAGCAAAACTATTCATATCTTTGTCACTGGAGCCATTATCCTCTAACAAGGCTTTTTCAGACTCTATCCTAGACAATATTTCAAAAGCATCAAATATAGCTAGCTTTTTTGTTGCAGCCGCATTCTTCAGCCTATCTGCCGCAAGCTCTGGAGAGAGGTCATCGAAATCTTTCTTTATAATCTTCTCCTGTGCAACCTTTACAAGTTCTTTTACAGCCTGCTCTGCCGCACGTATAATGTCTGCTTTTATTTGTCTTGAATCCATGTAATCCAGTCTGTTCTTACTCTATATAACTTTTGACCCTCTATATTAAACTCATATTCAGAGTCAGGTCTAAAAGATACAATATTTCCAGAATCTATGCCATAAGATAATAGAGTATTGTTAGTGTATACAACTTCACCCATCAATGGCTGTTCTACTCCAGGACTATATATGTATAGCTGTTCTTTTGGAATGGGCTTTACAAAGCAAAACTCATCCTTAGATTTCCACTTACCATCATGTTTATACATGTAATACTGGTAATCATCCACTAAAAAGAGATCGTCCATCAAGAAACTCTTCCCGCTTTTCTGCCTACCCTTCATGTCATAATAATACTTGAATACATTATGATGAACAATAAGAGTATCCCCCTCGCTTATTTCGCCAGAATAATTTATTGGAGTGGATACAACAATAGCGTATCTATTGGAAGTTGTATGATCTTCTTGAGAGGTGCTAGTTATTAAATCTACCCCACCTACTTTTTTTATGTTGTCATACCTTCTTCCATCATGCGGACGCACAATAAAGTTGAAGGGTGATTTCATTAAAAGTTTATATTAAACTCTATAGATATCGGCATATTCTTGTTGAACTGCTTCCACAGTAAGACCTCCCCATCTCTCTCTATCCATATCTTATATGAGTCAGACAATGAATCGTATTGTATTAAATGTATAAAATACTCACCATTAAGAACGTCTTGACCATGTATATAATGCATAGAGCTAGACTTGTAGTCAGCCCCTATAGATATCTTTCTAATTTGCATCTTGCTGAGGGTCCTCGGAAATAGTTCCGTCTTGAAGGTTAATTGATACCTTTCCATACTCAGCTTCGAGTTCTTTTTGGTATTCGTTTAATTGACCTTGTACTTCTGACATTTGATGCAGTGCTTGGTGTTTTTGCAATTCAAAACCCCCTACTTGCATCTGTAAATTGTTGATAGTGCCAACAAATTCTTGCAGCTTTTTAAGCTGATCTTTTTTAATTTTACTCATTTTTATTTAATTTTAATTGTTATTATTCTTCTGTAGATTCCTCTACTTGTTGTTCTGGAGACGTCAACCAAGAAACCTCGTCGGTACTCACCTCTTCGTTTTTAGGCGTAACCTTATCTGATATTGCTTTTTCAATAACAGAATTCATGTGGTCTGTTGGGTGATTTGCTTGTGCCCACAAAATTACATCATGCTCTAAAACCTCAGCTAGAGGTGTAAATACATTAGGGTCTGGGGGTAAAATAGGGCATGCCCCACTAAATGTGTAAGACTCACCAGAATCAGCGTCGGTTCCAGTATAGTCGAATTTTACGTGTGTGATTACATCTGACAATCCGTCTAGTGATGGTGCTTTCTTT